TGCTGCGATCAAGACTGCTATGGAAGGCGATTTTGATACGGGCAATATGCGGTTCAAAGCGCGTGAGCGTTACTCGTTTGGCGTATCAGATTGGCGTTGCGTCTTCGGAACACCCGGAGCGTAAATCACGCACAATCTTGTGTTTTAAGGGGCAGCTTCGGTTGCCCCTTTCTTTTTGTTTAAATATTGTGTATTCTTTTGTTATCCCTGACAGGCGCATAATGTGTCTGACACTAGCCACGACAGGAGTATAACATGGCTAATACAACTTTTTCGGGTCCGGTTCGTTCCGAGAACGGATTTCAAGTCGTCTCTAAAAACGCTACTACGGGCGCAATTACCACCGTTGCAAACACCGCTTCTACAGGCATTGTTACTAATAAGTATGTAAAGCATGTTGGTTTTGCCACGGGAGTTACAGTAAACACTACTGCGGGTGATAGCCCTACGATTGGTGAATTTACACAACCAGCAAACACAATCATTACGGATATTAAGATTTTTTGTGATACGTCGCCAGTAATCGGCACGGGTGATATTGGTTATGAGGTTGGGACTTCTAGCTCTGGCGCACAGATCGTTGCGGCTCAGACTGATGAAATCTTAGACGGCGGTACAACTGTTGTTGAGCATAACGTAACTGTAACCACCTTGGTTTTGCAAACTCAGGACGGTACAACTGCTCCGGCCTCGGTTCAATACACTTCGGCAGAACGTACAATCTTCTGTAACATCACCAACACGGTTGACGCCACTACCGCGGGTTCGTTTACGTTCATCATTGAGTATGTGCAGATTGCATAAATAGGAGCGTGATATGGCAGATGCTGTAACATCACAGACACTTATCGACGGCGGCAAACAAGTCGTTATGAAATTTACAAACGTTTCTGATGGAACGGGTGAGAGTGCTGTAACCAAGGTTGATGTTTCCGCGCTAGAGGCCAGCGTTGATGGTGACACTTGTACTGGTGTTGTTATTGAACGCATTTGGTGGCAGTGCATTGGCATGAAAGTTAAGATACTGTTTGACGCAAGTACTGACGCGTTTTGCATTGAACTGGGTGAAAACCAAAGTGGTGACCACGATTATACTTCTTTTGGCGGCTTAACTAACAACGCGGGCAGCGGAAAAACAGGTGATATTAACTTTACTACAGTTGGACACTCTAGTGCGGACACCTACACGATAATTTTGTACATGCGTAAGAAGTATGACTAACGGCAAGATGCCTGCGCGAAACAAAAAGAATTTCCGCTCCACTAAATCTGGGGCGGGAATGACTGAACAGGGTGTAAAAGCCTACAGGGCTAAAAACCCCGGATCAAAATTAAAAACGGCGGTTACAGGCAAGGTTAAAGCGGGCAGCAAAGACGCCAAACGGCGTAAATCTTTTTGTGCAAGGTCCGCGGGTCAGATGAAAAAGTTTCCAAAGGCGGCTAAAAATCCAAACAGTCGCTTACGCCAAGCTAGAAAAAGGTGGAAGTGCTGATGTCTTATTCTCGAAAATCTAAGGGCGCTTCAAAGAAATCTAAGGGTAGCAAGATTTGTCCTGCGGGAAAAGCTTGGGCTCAAAGGACCTTTGATACATACCCCTCGGCATATGCTAATATGGCTGCATCTAAATATTGCAAAGACCCAAACTATGCCAAGGGGGCCAAGGGTAAAAAGAAGGCGTCAGCGTAATGGGTGCTTTAAAGGATTGGGTAAAACAAGATTGGGTTAGGATTGGGACCGATGGAAAGATTAAAGGTAAGTGCGGCACTTCTAAAGATAAAAAGAACCCTGATCGATGCTTGCCTCGGTCTAAAGCGGCTTCTCTTTCCCAATCTCAAAGAGCTTCAACGGCTCAGAAGAAAAAACGAGAAGGCTCTAAAGGTAAAACAAACGTTAAAAACACCAAAGCCGCTGAAGTTAAATATGCAAGGTTTGGCGGAGAAATATCCCGCAAAAGGCCCGCGCCGAAAAAAATGAGAGACGGTGGTGTTGTGGCTAGAGGGTGCGGCATGGTTTTATCTGACAGAAGAAAATACACTACAGGTTCTGTAAGCTCATAAGGAGACTAAAATGGCTGTTAAGAAAAAGAAGAAGGCAAAGGGTTACGCGGCGGGCGGCAAGGTACGTCGTATGTCTAAAGGCGGAGCGATGGGTGGCAAGATGCCTCGTCGTATGTCTAAGGGCGGAGCGATGGGTGGTAAAATGCCCCCTAAAATGATGGGCGGTGGTGCTTCTATGACGTTGCCTCAACTTAAAGCGGCTGCAAAACAACGCGGCATGATGCTTTCGCCTATGAAGAAAATGGCAAAGGGTGGCAAGGTTAAAAAATAATCTATGGCATATCTGTATTCTAACGTGCCTTATTTTAAGGCATGGGTGAGGCGTGAGTACACACACAATCATCAAAAGTATCATGGCGAGTTTTTACACGCTATGGTAATAGGCGTCACAACGCTACCCAATAGGTGCTTGAGTTTTCAAGTTATGTTCACGGGCAGTGCTGCGGAGGGAGAGGACGAGGACGAAGTTCATGGCGGTGCTATGTGGGCGAGAATGCCCATAACGGCATTAGTTGGAGATATACCGTTGGAAGAATGGCCTGAACCTATGGAGACGTATGCCGCACAACCTTGGGATTGTGCGTCTCATCATCATTCAGTGTTTGTCATGGATAGAACCACGCCTTGTCCTTGGTTAGCAAAGATAAACGGTGAGATGTATCCGGCTAAATATTTATTTACGGTAGATTATACGGAAAGCGAGATAGCTGATGATCCTGCGCAACATAAGCAGAGTCATGTTTTGCAGCTTTTAGAAGCGGGTAGTTGGACAGGAAACATAGTGGCTTTACCCAACAACCGCGTTAGAGTTACGCATCCCGCATGGTTTGTTACAGGTGAGGGGCCACCGGACTTCAAACCATCTCAGCATGTACATTACTCTAAATCTGACTTAGACTACACCTTAGACGTTAATCGAATATTCGATAATCTATACAACGAGGAATGACATGACAGTTTCTAGCAGCGTAGATTTTGAGTTAGATGTAGCCGAGTACATTGAAGAAGCTTTTGAACGCTGTGGTTTGGAGGTTCGAACGGGTTACGACCTTAAAACAGCCAAGCGGTCTTTAAATTTAATGTTAGCAGAGTGGGCTAACCGCGGTTTAAACCAATGGACTATTTCTCAAAGAACCGCGACCCTGACACAGGGGACGGGAGAATATGCGTTATTGCCGGATGTTATTGATATTCTATCTGCGGTAATTCGCAGGGACGATGTTGATTACTCTTTGCTTAGACTGAGCCGAGAAGAGTATCAAACCATACCAGAAAAATCCTCTCAGGGGCGACCTAATCAATTTTTCTTAGACAGGCAGGTTACTCCTAGTTTAAAACTCTGGCCTACACCGGAAAACTCTACGGATGTTGTGTATTACAACGCTCTTACTCGTATGGATGACGCTGACACTTACATTAACACTGTAGACATGCCGTTTCGGTTTTATCCCTGTTTAGCTGCGGGATTAGCGTATTACATTTCTATAAAGCGGGCCCCGCAACGCGTTCAGTTGTTAAAGGCGGTGTATGAAGAAGAATTTGAACGAGCTATGACAGAAGACAGGGACAGAGCTTCGTTTAACGTAGTTCCTCAATACCAGTACTTTAGGACGGGCTAATGGGTAGGTTTGCTAGCGGTAAAAATGCTCTTGCGATATCAGACCGTTCCGGTTTTCGGTACAGGTATAAAGATATGCGACGAGAGTGGAATGGCCTGTTAGTTGGCAAGGACGAGTTTGAGCCCAAACAGCCGCAGCTAGGTCCGTTTAGAACGGTTTCTGATCCACAAGCTTTAAAAGACGCTAGGCCGGAGCAAAACCTTGCAGAGATAGATGCTATTGAGTATGGCTTTAATCCCGTAGGTTATCGCGGTGATGCTTTGGGTTTAACGGGCAATAGACTGAAGGCTGAAGGGTCTGTAGGAGAGGTCACGGTGACAACATGAGCTACACATATACAACTCTGAAACAGGCCATAAAAGACTATACGGAAAACGACGAAGCTACGTTTGTTAATAATCTTCCCGTGTTTATTCGTAACACAGAAGAACGTGTTTTAAAAAACGTGCAGTTAAGTTTGTTTCAACGCAATGCCAGCGGAACAATGACCTCTTCCAATAAGTTTTTGTTTTGTCCGTCTGATTTTTTAGCACCGCTTTCCTTGGCTTATACTGACTCTAGCAGTAATCAGGTGTTTTTAGATTTTAAGGATTTAGACTTTATTCAGTCGTTCAACCCTAATCCTGCAACTACAGGAAGCCCAAGGTATTATGGTCAGTTTGATGTAGATAACTTTATTATTGGTCCAACGCCGAATAGCAGTTACGCCGTTGAATTGCACTATTTATACAGACCAGCAAGCCTGACTATTAGTACGTTTACGTTAACAATGACCAGCGTAAGTGGCACCTTTACGACTTCGGACACTATCACTGGATCGTCCAGCGCACAGTCTACAACGGTTAATGCGGTGCCATCCTCTACAACGTTGACAGTAAAAATACCTGCGGGGGACTTTGCGGTAGGAGAAACCTTAACGGGTAGCTCTAGCGGAGCAACAGGAACCTTGTCTTCTATTGGAAGCGACACAACCGAATCATGGCTTAGTGAAAACGCAGAAGTGGCTTTGCTATATGGCAGCTTGATGGAAGCCTACGTGTTTATGAAGGGCGAACAAGACTTGCAGGTTTTGTATGAAAAGCGTTTTGGTGAAGCGATTATGGGCCTTAAAATGCTTGGTGAGGCTAAAGAAGTTACTGATGAGTACCGTACAGGTCAAATCGTAAGGGCTAAACAATGAACAGCATGTCTTTTGGAGAGTTCAAGGTTGACGTTCAAACAACCAATAATCGTGGTGCCACTCCTGAAGAGGTGGCGCACCGTTGTGTTGGAAAGATTGTTGCTTTTTCGGAAGACGCTCATCCCGCGTTGAGAGATCAAGCGATAGCCTACAGGGATAGTATTGAAAAGCTGTTAGTCATCTATATGAAACAGGCTATCCAAAGTGACCGTACTACGGTATATAATGCGATTAAAGAAGCGGGGCATCCCACGTTAGCCGAATATATAAGGAAAATGTAAATGGCGTTCTCAGGCAACTTCATGTGTACATCTTTTAAAAAAGAATTGATGACAGGCACACACAATTTCACCGCAGCAAGCGACCAGTTTAAAATGGCTTTGTACACAAACAGCGCCAGCTTTACCGCAGCAACCACTGCTTACACCAGTAGCAACGAAGTTACAGGAACAAATTACACTGCGAAGGGTAACTTCCTAACAAGCGTAACTCCGACCACTAGCGGCACAACGGCGCTTACAGACTTTGCTGACGAGGTTTTTTCCAACGTAACAATCTCTTCTGTAAGAGGTGGGTTGATTTATAACGAAGCGGCTAGTGGCGACCCGTCTGTGGTTGTTTTAGACTTTGGAGCGGATAAGGGCGCAAGCGCAGGCGACTTTACTATTGTTTTTCCTGCAGCGGACGCAAGTAACGCAATTATACGGATAGCATAACATGGCAGTTGTTCTTGGAAATCGTGCAAAAATGTCCACCAGTACTACGGGTACTGGAACGATTACCTTGGGCAGCGCCCTGTCAGGGTATCAGACCTTTGCACAAGCGGGTATTACCAACGGTCAGACGGTCAGGTACGCGATAGAAGACGGCACTAACTTCGAAATAGGAAGTGGCGTTTTTACCTCTAGCGGAACAACACTCACCCGAAATGTCACGGAAAGCTCAAACTCTGACAATGCTATTAATCTTAGCGGTAGCGGGGAGGTGTTCATTACTGCGTCTGCGGCGGACATATTTGTTAATGATGGGGCTAATTCTTTAACTACTACAGGCGTTATTACGGGTGGCACGGTAGAGGCGACCAGCGACACGGCAGCGGGTGATAACGCTGCTATGGGTTACACCAGCGCAGAAGGTTTAATTCTTACGGGCCAAGGCAGCACGAACGACATAACCATTAAGAACGATGCGGACACTGCGGTGATTTCTATACCGACAGGCGGCACGAACGTTGATTTTGTTGGCAGTATTGATGTTGCAAATGTCGGCATTTCAACGGGTGTTATTGACCTAAAGAACGGTGGATCACAGTCTGTTGTTAGGTTTTATTGCGAGTCCAGCAACGCGCATTATGCTCAGATACAAGCTCCCGCTCACAGTGCTTTTAGTGGCAACACTACGCTTACGTTACCCGCGACTACAGATACAATCGCGGGTATTGCTGCAACGCAGACGTTTACAAACAAGACGCTTACTTCTCCTAAAATTAACGAAGATGTAGCAGTAACCACAACAGCTACAGAAATAAACTTGATCGACGGTGGTACGTCTAGAGGAACCGTAGCGGTAGCAAGCGGTGACGGCATTCTAATCAACGATGCTGGCACAATGCGTATGACCAACGTAGACACGGTATCTACTTACTTTTCCAGTATTAGCGTAGGCGGGGGTAATATTGTAACTACTGGCGCGTTAAACTCAGGGTCTATTACATCTGGCTTTGGCGCTATCGACAACGGTTCAAGTAACATTACCACAACAGGCGTTGGAACTTTTGGCTCTTTAGATATTAGCGGCAACATAGATATTGATGGAACGACCAACCTTGATGCTGTGGATATTGATGGCGCAGTTCAACTAGATGCTACTTTAACGGTAGGCGTTGATGATACGGGATACGATGTAAAGTTTTTTGGAGATGCGGCTAGTGCGTTTATGCAGTGGGATGCAAGCGCAGACGATTTAATTCTCGGTGGTGCAGCGGGGCTTATTGTTCCTGAAGGTCAGTTCACTTTAGGCTCTACCGCAGTTACTTCTACTGCGGCGGAATTAAATTTAGTAGATGGCATATCTGCGGGAACAGTTTCGGCAAGTAAGGCTGTAATTGTAGACAGCAACAAAGATTTAACAGGTGGTAGAAATCTTACTATCTCAGGTGAGCTAGACGCGGCTACGTTAGATATTTCTGGCAACGCAGATATTGATGGAACGTTAGAAACAGACGGGCTTACCGTTGGTGGTGTTGCGGCTAAAGTCGCAGGTAAAGAAAGCATATGGATACCCGCGGCGGCAATGTATCCTAGCACAACAAACGGCTGTTCTGCGTTGACACAAGTTGAAACAACGGCTTTGCGCCCTGATTTAAACGTATTAGATTTTGCGGCGGCGGCAGACGATTTTGCTCAGTTTGCTATTGCCTTTCCAAAATCATGGAATGAAGGTACTGTAACCTATCAACCGTTCTGGACTGTGACAGGCACTAACACGGGCACTGTTGTGTGGCAGTTGGGCGGCGTAGCAATCACCAGCGACGAAAGCCTTAACACTGCATTTGGAACTTTGGTTGCAACGACTGCGCTAGCCCACAGTGGCACGTCTAATGACCTTATGGTTTCTGCGGAGAGTGGCGCGGTGACGATTGCAGGAAGTCCAGCAGCTAATGACCAGTGTTTCTTTCAGATAAACAACGATACAAGCGCAAGCGGTCAAACAGGTGTGGTCAGATTACTTGGAGTAAAACTGTTCTTCACCACAGATGCAGCCAATGATGCGTAGGAGATAGCAATGAGTTTTGGTTATCAGGTCTTAGGTTTTGGCAGCTTCCCAAGCAGGGGCGGTGCTTTTATAGAGGCTACAGGCGGAACGATAACAACTAGTGGTGATTACAAGTTCCACACTTTTACTAGCAGCGGCACGTTTTCGGTAACGAGCGCCCCCAGTGATCGAACGATTGACTATTTGATTGTTGCTGGCGGCGGCAGTGGTGGAAATGATAAAAGCTACAGCGGAACGGGAGCAGGTGGCGGTGGGGCTGGAGGATACACAGCATATACGGGAGGCGCAGTTTCTGCTTCCACTAATTACACTGTAACAATAGGAGCGGGGGCTGGAGGAACATCATCGCGTGAGAATGGTAGTCCCGGCTCTAATTCATCCTTTTTTGGGTCTACTCGCACTGGTGGTGGTTATGGTGGTTCTAGTGAGGCTGCTGGTGGTGCTGGTGGCTCTGGTGGAGGCGGGTCAAATGGTGGTGCTGGTGGCTCTGGTACTCTTGGTCAAGGTAAACCGGGGGGTACAGGCTATGGCGGCAACAACGGCGGTGGCGGTGGCGGCGCAGGAGCAGAAGGTACTCAAGGAAATGTAGATAATGGGGCTGGTGGCGCAGGAAGTCAGTGGCTTAATAGCAGCTACTATGCTGGTGGCGGCGCGGGTGGCGGCGCATATGCGTCAAGTGGTGGCAACGGTGGCGGCGGTGACGGAACTTCGCGTGGAAATGGCGGTCATGGTACTGCTAATACGGGCGGCGGTGGTGCTGGATGTGGCGCTACCTCTGGTGGTTCAGTGAGTTCTGGAAATGGTGGTTCTGGAGTTGTCATAGTAAGGTATCAGTATCAATGAGTCATTTTGCAAAAATTGAAGACGGCGTTGTTACAACCGTAATTGTAGCAGAGCAAGACTTTATTAATACTCAAGCGGGTACTTGGGTTCAGACTTCATACAATACATACGGTGGTCAGCACCGTCTTGGCGGCACACCATTAAGAAAAAACTATGCTGGGATTGGTTATATATATGACAGCACTCGGAATGCTTTTTATAAACCACAGCCCTATCCAAGTTGGACATTAAACGAAACTACATGCTTATGGGAGCCACCTGTTGCGTACCCTAACGATGGCAAAGATTACGCTTGGAAAGAAAGCACAACTAGTTGGGTAGCATATCCTGACGATGGCAAAAATTACATTTGGAACGAAAGCTCAACGAGTTGGGTTGAGGTGACTTAGGTGTTAGGGTTTGCCCCACTAGCTAACAACTCCATAGCGGGTTTTGGCAATGTTCCTGTAGATACCGCTGTAACGGGCGTGGCAGGAACAGGGGCTGTTGGAACTGTTGCAGTTGGCGCGGTAGTTACGGTCACGGGACCGTCTGCGGGAACAGCTTCTGTTGGTACCGTTACTTCAACTGGTGACGCCAATGCTAACGTGACGGGTCTTTCGGCTACGGGTTCAGTTGGATCAGTTCTTGTTTGGGGGGAAATCACACCCTCGCAAAATTCAAACTTCTCTGCTATAACTCCCTCACAAACACCGTCTTGGACGGACATTGCG